AAAAAATGGTTTGTTTTCAGTACTGTAACAATAGAAACTATTAGGACATCTCATACTTCCGTACTTTTCACAATTAGAGCATGAACGAGTAACTTCTTTATCATTTATTTTTAATAGTTTCTTTGCTAGCTTCTTTAGGTTTTTCATATTCTTCTCTAATTAATTTATTCTGTTCAGATATAGCTTTCATAATAAGCTCGCGAGAATCCCAAAGACTTTCAGAACCAATACTTAGATAATAATGTTCAAGTACTTCTTCATTAGACATCTTTTGAAAGTCTATAATACGAGGAGTAGTTTTAATAACATCATTAAACTTATTGGTAACATCGTTCAACAACTTATATAGTTTACTACGAATAACTACATTATCTCTATTATTCTGTCTTATTCTAGAGATAAGAGCAGGAATTATTTCACTATTTTGCATTATTCAAACACTTGTTTAGATGTGGATAAAGAATTATAATCTGAATAGTTTACATCAGTTTGAAAACTTCCTTCGGAAAGATAATTTTGAACATCATATACTGTACGATAAACATTTCCTTTAACATCTACAATAGTAGCATATTCAGTTTCAGCATTTACACATATACCAAGATGCCAATTATCACCAGCTTCTCTACGAAATATAACTACATTAGTTCTTACTTTAGTCATCTTCTATGAGTTTTCTTATTCTTGTTACGTTTACGTCTCTTAGCAATAGCTTTATAATTAGAACCTTCTTTAGTAGAACTTCCTTTGTAACTATTGTTAGAAGGAAATACTAATTCAAGAGGATTATCATCAAGAAATATATTATAAGGATTATCAAACTTCATTTTCTTTATCTCCTAATGATTTAATATATTCCATAGCTTCTTTACGAGAATAACATAGTTTATCTAACTTAATACTACGTTCCCACCCATTACCGTTATTAGTAATAACAGTCACACCATACGTACCTTTAAAGGTAATACCATTAACTTCTCTATTGTATAGCCCGTGTTGATTGTCTTTTTCAGAACAACTAAGTTCTATAATGTGATTACCAACAGTATGATAACTATCGATAATAGGAGTAAATACATTAGTTCCTTTAATGACACTTTGAAAGATTTTAGCTCTATCCATATTATTTACTTAATAATTCGTCAAGATAAGAATCTAAATTTTCAATAATCATATCCAGACAATCTAATTGTTTCTTAAATAGCATCAGCTTGAAGTTACCAATATAATTATCTGTTCTACGAGCATAAGAAAGCTGACAATCTTCATAATTGCTGTTAGCCTCTATACGAGTACTTTTTAACTGATTTATAAGATTAATAAGAATGAATACTTGTTTCTTCTTATCTTTCTTACTTATTTCAGCTATAATATCTAAAATACTTTTCATTTCATTTTCCATACTTACTTCCAGTTTGATTTCTACACCATTCAATATTAGTATAATGATTGTTAGCACTGTTACCGTCTTTATACCTAACATATTTATATACATTAGGCTTAGAATTAGTAACAAATGCTTGAGCAACGAGAGTAGCTATAAATAGCTTAGCACTATTACCATTGTGAAACAATGTGACATGAGGTCGTTCGCAACCTTTACCACGATACCATTTAAGATAACGTTTACGATTATTAGACCAAACTCTTCCGTCTTCTCCTATACAATAGTTGGGAAAATTAGGAATAATAGCGAATCTAACTGTGTTTTTAACTTCTTCCATACTTTTTATTTAAATAACGTGCACGACGTTTAGCTTCTTCGTAGGAATAAACTTTCCTATGCTTAATAATATGATTAAACAAATCAAGAGGAGCATAAACACCAGCAGTCCTTTCAATCTTACTGTTAAGATAATTGTCGATTTTCTTAGATAGTTCTTCACGAGTTATTACGATATATAAGAACTTGATAACATTACGATATGCAATATTATCGTCAGGTTGTTTAACAACTATGTATTTAGTTTTTATTTGCTTCTTCTCCATTACTTCGTTTACAAATATAATCAATTCTAGTATTAGACCAAAGAAAATCTTACTGTTTTTCAGCATACGCAGAAAACGATTCTAAGGCTTGTCATTAAACGTAAGACAAAAATAGTATAGTTGTTAAGGTTGGCATAGTAAATCGTACAGAGACAAAATATCGGGTATTCTCGTTGATTTCCCCCATAAAGGAGCGTTGTTTCTTATACGTTCCGACAGTCCTCTTTGAGTATAAGCTAACGATTTATCTCACAATCAGAATATATAGTAATAACACTTAGCTTTACAGGGGAACAACAAAAAGCCCTACCACTAATCTTTCGACCAATGATAGGGCAAGAATCAAACCACGACTTACTTTAACAACTTATATACTACAAGGTTATCATCCTCTTCTTCTTTTACTAACTTAACATTAGTATCTGACTTAACATCGAGAGCTTGTATAATATCAGATGCAGAAACAGAATAATAACCATAATCAGAAACAGATACATTTCGGCATTGACCTAGAACATTATCTGTAACAAAACCTAGATACATACCGTCTTGTCCTTCTATTGGGTCGAACTTAGACATTATAAGCATCTTTAGTTTATTATTCAAATGTATATCTTTTATTATCAGTTTCTTTTTCTTATAGTCTATATAAGATTGATTATAATTAACTTTCTTCTTCGTTATTATTTGGTAATCTTGTAGGCTCATTATCAAGTATTTTTATAACATTTCCATGTGAGGGGACTTCCTTGACACCTGACCTACATCTAAATTCAGCAAACGCTGTCTTACCAATAAGTTTATCTTTATTAATAAGATAACTTTGACGAGTAGAAGCATCACCAACTGGCATACATTCAAATGTTTCACCATTAATATCATTACGAAGAACAAACTTACTAAAGTTAGGTCGTTTAGCTCCTTCAGGAATAATATCTAGAATTTTGAACTTACCGTCTAATATTGGTTTACTTTTGTACATAGTAGAATTACGTTTACCAAACTGATATGTAGCATAAGGATTTCGGAGAATAGCTCCCTCGAACTTAGCTTTAACAAAGATATCTCGATACTTAATAATATCTTCATCTCCATTTACATTATCATAAGTATGAATAAGAACGAAACGATTCTTATTATTCATGTGATAATCAAGAATAGCTTTAGCATTAACGTAATTAGGCATCTTAAACTTACCGAACTCTGTCTTCAATAATGATATACGACTAGTTTGAATCATATCATCAATAGCTAAATCATAACACCAAAATTGAAGAAAACGATTATACGGACTTTTAAGATTCTCGGCAGCACTTAGAATATCATTTAGTTCAAGACCTGGAATATATAATTCTCCGTCTAATACTAGATTATCTTCTAACATACGATTGAATAGCTTGTCTGTAATAACATCATCAAGCAATATATTCTCCAATACAGGACATTTATATTCAAGTCCTTTACGACTATGAAATACAAGACCTTTAGTTTTAAAGAATCCTTCACCACGCATAACAGCTGATATATTACAACGAACACCGTTAATCTTAATTTGAGCTAACAGGTTTTGTTCGTTATTATATTCATATATCTTAGCTAGCATAGGAAGAACAAATCCTTCATTATTAGTATTGTATTTAGGAAGATACATATCAAGATAATGTTTCAAAGCCTCAATATTAGGTATTTCTTGAGGAGCTGCATCATATAATTCAGACAGTTCCATACCTCCTTCTCTACGCTTAGCTGCGACAATAGTTTTCCATTCTTTCTCAACACCTCTAGGTGGAACATATTCAGATGTAGTCCCTTCTTTACCAACAATACCATACTTTAGTATAATCTTGTGTCCTAGTATTTCAGCTGACCAAAAGATTGGTTTACCTTGTGCATTACGTTTATAAAGAATAATACTTTTCGATTCGCTCATAGTTCTTCAATTTTATATTTGTTAGGTTGTTCACGCATAAGACCAATAGCAACTTCTCTATCAATAATCATAGACTTATTAGTTTCAATAACAACAATTCTAACTTTAGAATTGACAGGAGATGAATCAACTTTCCGTTCCTTTATGGGGGAAGGTTTGCCAATTCGTTTAGCACCAGTCTTATTAGTTCCACCTCTTTTCTTTTCGTAAACAATAGGAGGATGAGTTTCTTCATATTTAAGATTAGCTTCATGAACCTTTTCAAGAGATTCTTTATCATATCCTAAATATAAGAGAGCTGCCATTATCCATTTATATCTGAAATGAATAGTCTGAATATAAGGATAATTAGGTAAATCTAATTCATGAAGATAACTAGCGATAGTATCATAAACACCATTAACTTTAAGATTATGTTGAATCATCCTAATATCCGATTCGTCTAACTCGTAACTAAACGGATTTGTATTTAACTTCATTTGCTGTAAGTCTTACAATTATGTATTTATTTGGTTTACCTATTCTCGCATGATAGAACTTGAAACACTTTAGATAATCAGTACTTTCAGTCCACTGTATAAAGTTTCCTTTAGATACCGAAGTATTAGCTTCATAATTGAATTCTCTAGGTATCTTATGAGAACTGTACAAATCTTTAGCCAAGTACTCTTTAATAATCGCAATATGTTCTGCATTATCAAAGTCAAAGTTACCATAGATTTTTATCTTAGAGAAATCTATTGGTGTACCGTCAGACAATGAAATACGAAACAATGTATTAGGATTATCAATCATTTGTTGCTTAATATGGTTTAAGTAACTCTCTTCTTCATCTGTTAAAGGGTACATAAAATAATAGCTATGAACAGCTCCGCTATTACCGAAACTATTTATAGCTATTCTTCTCAATGGTGCAAATGAATTAAAGTTAATCACTCGCAATTCTTCTTGCGCTTTAGGTAGCGGCTTATATTCTTCTTCTCTAATCATATTCAAATAATGATTCTGTTTGTTCTATGAATAAATTAATAGTTTCTTTAGAATACATAGTAATTAGCTCCGAGAAATCTTTAGCTCCATAACTTCTAGGAATAACAATAGGTATAATACCATATTCTTTACGTAACCTACGAGCACCATGTACACCGGTCAGGTCACAGTCGTAGAATGAAACAAGTATTCCACCGTCATTTAGTTTAGATTGAAGCCAATTATATTCGTAATCTTTAAGAACGTAGCTCTCCGAAGTAACATTAATTACTCCTATTTTAGACTCTGACAAATTCCCCCTTAAAGGATAGGAATGTAACCAATTACTTAATGCTAGATTGTCTTTATATGATTTAGTTATAATAATTATATCATACTTAGGCTTATCAAGATTAAGTATTCCAACAAGACCATTATGATTGGTTATGAACTTTACTTCTCCCTTACTTCTATCTCGAAGAGGAAAGTAACATTCAATATTATAGATACCATTACTATCTAGTCCAGTAACATAAGCATAACAAGGGTCAGATTCTTTATACTTATATTTAGGAATAGGTTGACAATATCTATTAATATACATTTGGTCAACAGGATAGACAAAATGAGTATTAAGCCAATGAAGACCAATTCCCCATTTTTTCCAAATATTCTTATCGTTATTATTCCAACTTCTAGTAGCTATTTCAATAATAGGTTTACTTGCTTTGATTTTAGATATTACTTGTTTAAGTAGAATTTCATTCTCATCGTCAACTTCTCCGTCATATATTATCTTACGGAAAGTATAAGCTATGTGCTTTAGTACATAATAGAAATCTGCCTTATTAGCAACATTTATATGACGACCAGTTTTAAAACTTAGAACATAAGCTACTAAATCAAAACAGTCACCAAAGAAAGAACCATTAAAATCACATGCTTTTAGCTTATGATTCTTATTAAAAGCAAAACCAAATGTTGGATGATTATCAACACGTAAAGGAGAACATATAAGAACATTGTTTTCAACACAATCATTAACTACTGATACAGGTATACCCATATACTTAGCCATAATCATTTCCTGACTAACCTTAGATAATATAAACTCTTTTGTTAAGTCTTGTCTTATTCCTCTACGCATAGTATAACTAGATAAAATAAGCCTAGCTTTACACTAGGCTTATAACATTATTAACGAAATATATTTGGATTACTTAGAATGGAAGTCCACCATTGTCTTCTGAATCAGGAGCAAATGCAGAACCTTCAGTTGGATTAAAACCACCTGCTGCACCAAAGTTTGGCATACCACCCATATTAGGTTGAACAATTCCTGCGCCCATTGCAATACCACCAATACCTGGGGCGGCTGCAAGATTAGGAGCTTTCTTTTGTTTTGATTGAACACCGTCCATAGGAGCAATACGTTCCTTAGTAATATCAAACATAAGACTAGGTTCTTTAAAATGAGTAGCATCCAACATGAACTTCTCTTCAAAGATACCTTGTCCGACAATGTTCGGAAATACTAAGTCGCCTTCTTCTGAACCTTGACCGGAGAAAGCCCAATCACCTTTGTTCTTGTAGTAACGATTAAGTCTGAACCAAAACTGTCTTTGGTTGCCTACTTTATCAAGTAATGCAGACTTACCATTCTCACCACCTGTTTCAACAAGTTTAACTACATTGTCAAACAGAACTCCCCAAGCCTTAATAACATCTTCTACTTCAACTGGTTCATACTGACCATTATCATCATAATCAACATAACCAAGTTCAAGCATTTCAGATTCTTCGTCAGTCATTTCACGACCTTTAAATACAACTACATCAAGGAAGTGTTTTATCCAAGCAAAGTCCATATTAATAAACTTCTCTTTAGCACCACCAGGAATATAGTCAACATTACTTTCATAGGGCCAAAATGTCTTACTAGCAACACGAACATCAGCAGGATTAGTATGAAGAGAAGTAGCTTCAATAACAAGCTGTGGAATAGCTTTTCCCGCAAATGCTGGACGCATATTGTTATCTTCCTTCATAGTTACCCAAGCAACACGAGCATGGAGATGACCAACAAATAACCAAAGATTATTAATAGCATCTTTGTGAGAGAACTTCTTACGAGAAGTAGTTCTTGTTTCATTACTAATACCTCTACGACGCTTTTTAGGAGCAGTAGTTGCAGCACTATTAGCTGGTTGATTTACTACTGATTCGTCTACTTTGACAGTTCTTTCTTTTTGAGTACTCATAAAAATTGTTTTTATAAAGATTAATACTAGCAATAACAAGTTGTACAGGCTTGCTATTGTTTATTGCAAAGTTTCCAAATATAATAAATTTCAAAATTATAGCCAATAAAAAAGAGCTAAATTCAATTAAGAATTTAGCTCTTTATAATCTAGCTATTACTGGAAGAAGTCTTATTTAGCTGACTGACGAACAGAAGGTTCTTCATCAGACTGGAAGACAATCTTGTAAGCACTAACTTCAACAGTTTCTTTTTCGTCACCGATAACTCTACCAGTTTCAACAGCAACAGAGAAAGGTTCGTTAAGTTTAACCTCGAATACACGGTTGATTTTCTCTGCATATTCGCCGAGATTCTCTTTCAGTTCATTCCACATACTGGAATCAGAGAAAGTCAACGGCAAACCAACACCATTAAGATTGGAAGAAGTAGAAGTACGTGCACCAGAGTAAGCACGAGTAACAGGAGCATAATCATCAATAGTGATTTCTTCTACTGACTTGCCAAGTTCCTCTGCAATCTTCTCTTTGTTCAGTTCAAAAGCAGCAGCTTTTTGTTCAGCTGTCATACGAATACCAACAAGTTTAACTTTACCGTCTTTCTCGAACAAAGGTACACCTTTACAGATACCATATTCGCCAAAGGTTTGGATGACTGCAGCACGAGCAGCTTCTGTACCAAATTCAACATTGTTAGCTTTGCACCATGCAACAACTTCAGCATCACGTTCAGCAATAGCTGCATCAATATCAGCAACATTACTAATAAACTGAACTGTATCGCCAGGAACAAGACCCATGATACGAGTAACTGCACCTGTAAGACTAAACTTAGCTTTAGTACTGTTAGCTGTCAATGTAGGTTCGTTACTAGATTGCATTACTCTCTTACCACTCTGTACTGCGGAAAATCCAAATTGAAGTCCCATAATTGTAAAATTTTAAATGATTAATAATTAATTATTAAAAGTGAGCATATAGCTCATTGTTAGCGTAAAGTTTTGTCTTATTTCGTATCTATTGATTAGCAATAGTTAGACTTCTATTACTATCAAATCTCTACAATATCAGCATCATCAATACTCATATTGTTCACTATCTTAGCTTCTGTTGTTTCCATACAACCAAGTATGACATCAGCTGCTATATCACGAGCTGCAAGCGTAAAAGCTCTATGACCGATAAGTGTTCTCATATACTTAGTATAAGTATCTTTACTAGCAAGTCCAGCAGTTACAGCATCACTATAACTAAAATGACCAATACTAGTAATAACTCTATTATCTACTATACGAGTAAGTTTATATTCAGTAATATAATCACAAGGAACATTAGGTATTCGGAATATTGGAACTAATCCTTTCGCTGCAATATCTTTAGCTTGTTGTTGATTAGCTGCAACACCGAACTTATTATTCAACTGATATTCCTTGTAGATTGTACCGTTATAATCTTGATAATTTCTAACTGGATAAATACCAATTTCGTCATTATCAGAACTAGCATTAAATTCATCAGCTTCTCTCTTGCTTTTGAATCGCCTACAATAGTCAGGTATCTTACTATCTATATAAACATTATTACCGTCTGTATATTCATACAGAGCTATATAATCTTTTGTGCACTCCCATGTTATAGCTGCCTTCAATAATAATGCTTTGATTAAGTGAACGTCTAATGTAGTTTTACCATTAATAACTCCTAGATGTTCAATACAACTAGTAAACGGTAAACCTAACTCTTTAGCACGGCTATATATTGCAAGACCGTCTTGAATAGTCTTAATACCGCACTTATCACTAGACATTACTGATTTCAGATACAACTCTAACTTACTCCTATCATCGGGATTGTAAATGTCTAGGGTATTAATAGCAGAAGCCATAATCATACTACTATTATTTGATTTTGCTTTTGGTTCTGTCTTAGCTAGAGTTCTTTCATTCTCTGTCTTTACTTCTTCCATTATTTCAAAGGTCTCTTATTGATTACTCTACAAAGATACTAATTTCTTTGTTAACTCCAAAGACTAGCATCAATCATTCTCCTATTATGAAATCAATTTCACTATCTTTAACTATTTCATAGTCTTTTCCTCCTTTCGTCTCTATTAACTTCTTCTCTTCGTTCGTACCTCGACAATATATCTTATATATAATGTTAGGTACAGAACTAAAAGATAGATTAGGTATTCGATATTTTAAGTCTCGTATGGAGCTACAAAGAGGTGACGTGAAAATTACAACGTCTACAACTCCTTTAAAGCTCGTATCAATAGAATTATTTGCCGACAATACTTTCATATAGTCGTCATTAAACAGTTCCAAATTTCGCGTTCTTTGGGCTTGAGCTTTTATGATTACAGGCTGTCCGACTTTAGCTCCTGATTTATATACTTTAGGTTTTCCGTTTTTGTCATAAGCCTGTATTCCTTCCATATCGTTATGATAGTTTCCGCAATAATCATACTGTAATATACTTATTCCAGTTTGGAATATCTCACCATTAGTCATAATAGATTTACCCTCATACTTTATATTAGCATTTAGATATTCTGTTACTTTACTGGCAAATACTCCATTCTTTGAAATAATTAATATTCTCTTGCCTATATTTTCCTTAACTATATCAAGTATAGCATCTAGCTTAACAATATTATCAGTTACTATCTTAGTTCTTTCTCTGATAATGTTATAAGTTTGATTAACTCTCTCAATTAAAGAACTAGGATTATATAGTTCGTCTATCTTACGACACATAGCATCAGTCATATCCATTTTAGCTGACCAACCATTACTTTCCGCTACTTGCAATCTACAAGTTTCAGCTGCAATATTTAGTATAGGATTACCAGTACGACATTCTTCTAACTTATCAAAACTACCAAATATAGTAACACTTTCATTAATATATTGGCTACATCTATCATAATAGATTCTATCAGCATCAGTTAGGACAACACCCTTTTGGTACTCCTTTATGGGGGAATGAATAGAACGATTAATTAAGTGAGCATAATTAATTTCATATACTTTAGGCGCATACTTATACATAAGTACAGCATTATCAGCAACACTATCAATAGAATTGGTAGCAAGTAATTTAAACTTAAAGTAATTACCATTATACTTCTCTGCAATTTTTCGGAACTTCTTAACATTAATAGTAATAAGTACATCTTTATGACTATTAGCACTCGGTTTATATGGAGAATGTTCAACATATTCACGAGTAAGTATAAGACATCTCTTATCAGTAATTAACTGTTTGTGAATCTCCTTTAGTTCAGAAGTATTGTCAAGATAATAAGTAATGTTAGCTCTATCTTCCATAGTCTCTGTTATTATAAGAGACGTTAGTTCAGGAGTTTTAGCTACCATTTTATCTAATACCATTGTAACGAAGTTCATTACGCTTAATGGTTCGGATAAAATAACACTACCCACACCTTTGTTAGCAGACCATTTATTAGCAGCTTCATTATAAATATCGGTTACATCGTTCATAATACAAGTTGTCCTTTATATTTCTTAGGATGAACAAGAGCATAACTACGATTAAGAGGACTACGTAGAAGAATAATATCTGTATCTTCAATAGTATTCCAACCAATATCTTCAACAAAAGATAAGATTAAACATTTTAATAGTATATTATAACCTACTACCATTCCTTTAAAACTAGCATAGTTAACTTCTTTCCCTAAATTATTTATACATATCTTTTCTATATCCATTTTATCAATCAAATAAAGTATTTCTCATTCCATAGTATTTCTTAACTAAACGTTTACCTTTACCTTTATTATTACGACTTTGTTCTATTGGTTCAATAATAGCCATAGCTTCATTATAATAATATAAGTAATTAACGTTTAGTTCAGATATATCAGTATCATCAACAGTGTTACATATAGAAACACGTTGACCTGCACATAAAGAACTCTTTTTAACTTGTTCTTCACCATTATCATTCCAGCCCATACTCTCAACCTTCATGAGGGTTCCCCCCGTAGAGGAGATGTAAAACCTTGTATTCCTCTGCACCACATCTGTTCTTATCTTTCCGTCTACAACGTGAGTAAACTCTAGTCTATACTTATGATTAACATTTTGAGTACGACAGAAATCAAGAATAGATTTAGCATTACGAAGAGTTTCCATAACAGGAATATTGTTGATAAAGTATTCAGTAACACATTTAGCTACAATAGGAGAATTATATCCTTTAGATAAATCCTCTAAGAACATCTTAGGATTCATTCTACCTTTGAATTTTCTACCATTATTAGGTTTTACAGTAAGATAACTATTTACTCCTTCTGTAACATACTTAGTATATGGAGTAAATTCACCTGTCAATCCAACTACTTTCTCCCATTCGTGACAAATATTACAATATAATTCAAACTTATCTTTTGGTATTATAGAAACAATACCGTCAGTATTAGCACTTATTATATGAATGCCTGCAAGTTCAAGTTTCTCTATTAACATTAGTAGAAATAATTGCCCATTAATAGTAACTTGATACATTGCTTTCTTATCACACAAGAAAGATTGTTCACTACCCATTTTACCAAATATACCAGCATTTGCTACAATCTTTAGACAAGCAGCAGCAGTAGCATGTTTATCTCTCTCTTTACTATCAAGAGATTTATCTTTGGATAAATGTTTATGTTCTAGTCGTTCATCAACAATAGTATCAGCTATACGAAACCATGCCTTAGGAAGCAGATGTTTCTGACATACTTTAAGACTTCTAATAATATTAGGATACATTGAATTAATATCAAAATCACAAATATATATATCAGAAGTACTAACTCCAATATTGCCACTACTATCATAAGGATTACCAATAGTAATATCAGTAGCACCTGAATAATCAGCAGAACTACGATAAATGTTCGGAATCTCGTTTGAGTGTAAACCTCCTGTTGCGATAGTGTATGACGTGCCCATGAAGGTAAATTCCCTGTCAAATTCGCCCTTTTCCCCACGTAGGGTTAGCGAACGTATGTCTGACAAAATATCGTTCAATTCAGGCGTGGAAAATGCGATTTTATCTGACAAAATTTCGGAAACTACGATTTTCCTACGTATTGTCTTAGTATCGATGAAGGCTTTAGGGTGTAGACCAGTATATTTACTATATAGTTTAACAATAACTTTATCAGCTATTGTGCTTCTACTTGCAGAGAATACATCTACCTTATATTCTTTACTAATACGATACCTTAGAAGAACTTCTTCTTGATTCATTCTAATTAGTTCGGCAACAATATAAACATCATTGTCATTATAATCAGCCATTTCTTGAAGATATTCTTTAGGTATGAATCGTTCAAATACATTACGATAATGGATATTAAGTTCTCTATCTGTCATTCCCTTAGCTTCGGGAAGTCTCTCGTGATAATAATGTCTATCTAAGTCACCAATAGGTGGCATAGTATACTCTTTTAGATTATACCATTTAATATTAATAGAAGTCTGTTTAAGACTTTTATGATAATGGTCTAGCCTAAATATTTGGAATAAATCCAAGTCTCGAAATGCCACGTTATTACGCAGTATAAGAGAAGTGAAGTTATCAGTCCAAAGAGTATCATTATTAGAATTACGAATAACTCTCTGTGATGTTTCATATAGAAATGTAATAAGTTTACTAGGTTTATCAAATTGATTATAATACATTAATAATGCACTTAACATTAAGCGGTCGTACTTACGATTATTATAACCGAAGTAATCTGCCTTCTGTATTAACCAATATAATAGATTAAATAAATCACTATCATCATCTTCATATAAAACAAAACGTTTCTTAGGTATTGTTTCTAAACGTTTCTTTATCTCTGTAACACTAAGTTTATCAATAATAGGAATAGCTTTTCCCTCATTATCAACACAATCAGAAAATGTTTTAAGATAACTACGTAAATCAACAAATACTACCAAGAAGTAATTTCTAGTTACTTCGACATCATAACACATAGAACTCATATACTTATACTTTTTATTTACCGTAACACAAATATAAACGATTTTTGCATCTACTACAAGCAGTATATAATCTACGAAGAGTTTCATCTATATTTCCCCACGGATTACCAGTACGCATATCAAATACAATATCATTTATATCTACATATACATCAGAATAAGTACTTCCTTGAGCTTTATTAGCTGTAAGAGCAAATCCATAATCTAAGTCACGACTAAACTTAATCTTACCAGTAGACCTATCTAATAAGTTAACTAGTAATAAGTTCCTCTCTCTAAATTCATAGTATTCCTTCCAACGCTTGCTTCTATTATATTTCTCTGCATTAATTGCATTTTGAATATAAGTTTCACCTAACTTATAATAAAGCATAACATTATTTAAATTAGAATGGTCTACTACAAATAAAGGTTTAGTTCTATTACCACCATTAACTTGAATGAACGTAACATTGAATCCAAAGATTTCATCTTTATTAGTAAAATTCTTAATATCATGTATTATATAATCTTCAGAATTTACAATAATAGTATCTTTAAACTCATCAACAAAAGTATTATAAGACATTACTAAATCATTACGAGTTAGAATTGCTTTATCACTACCTTCGATGATATTGTTACGAATAAATTTATTCCATTCAGATACAGATTTATTAGTATAAGTTATTAATCGACAAGTATCAACATCTCTAGTAAACTCTTCATTATAAAATCCGTCTATTACAAGAGATTGAAACTCGTATGCACCACAAGTATAATATCCTTTAGTTTGAGTTGAATCGAAAGCATACCTGTTTTTATTGATATATTCTAGGAATTTCCAACTCCTATTATCAATATCTTTTCTTAGTATCTTTAATAACTCACTAACAGGATTATCTTCTTCTTGTCTAACAATCTGTCTAAGAGTATAAAACTTAACATTATCAAAACAACGTGAACGAGACTCTTTAACTGGTTGAAGTTGATGAGCATCACCCATAAAAATAAGCATACAACCAAACTGTTCACATTCTCTTTCTATAAGAGTTTTAAGATTAATACCAATCATAGACGCTTCATCAACAATATATAACTTATATTGCTTAATCTTCTTTTCAGCTAATGGGTCAAAAGGAGGATTATTAATATCAAAATCAGTAACATCAGTATTAAGTCTTAAACCTAAATCACTAGCCACAGTAGACGTAGAATATCCAGTAGATGCACGAAGTACACGAGCAGCTTTATGTGTAGGAGCTGCAAGACCAATAACGGATTTAGATAATCCGCATCGTCTAATTACTTCACGTATCATATATGTCTTTCCTGTACCTGCCGAGCCAATAAGAGCACGTTTATAATCACCTACAGCATAACCTTTCTCAATAAAAGCTACTAGGTTTTCATAAGCAATCTTTTGGTCACGAGTAAAACTATTTAAGACTTTATCGTCTTTCTTAGCATCATCAAACTTTTCAAAATTCATTGCATTTTAATAAAAATCTATCAATATTATCACGACATTTAAGTATATAACCTTTAACAGGTAATCCTATCTTAAATGGAATATAACAACTAGGCATAACACAATAGGCATCAGTACATCTAACAATTTTAGTAGGTCTACCATAATTATCTAATGCACGAGTATATATTGTCTTAAAACCTTTACATGAGTACGAACGTTCAGATAACGTAATAAATTCATCACTATCTTTAGGTTTAAACTTATACATGTTATCATGTAGAACGATAGTTCCAGTAACAATCTGCATTATTACTTTCTCACGAGGAATTTTCTGTTCCTCATTTACCGCTGATAGTTTGAAACTTAATCCCATAATATTAAGGTTTGACTATTTGGTTAACACTATACTGTACGCAACACGTTCCTTTACGGGGGAATATCTTATATTTATCAGTATTCATAATTCTAGGTAATGGAGTAATTTCACAACATCTATCACTATGAACATCTACGATAATACAATGATAAGCATTAACACATAAATCATGAGATATAACAGCTTTAAGTCCTTCAAAATATACATCAAAAGTACTATCAGGATTAACACATTGTTTTAAATCTACAATCATATTAATTAGCTTTAGTTTTATATATTTCGTATAACTTATTAAACTCATCAGAAGGCATACAAACAATAGGAACATTAGTATGCATTTGTTCTTTAGGAACAATACAATTTCTTGCAGTAACTATTCTATCATCTTCAACAAACATTGTTTCAAGAACTAGACAATTATCAGTATCTAATATTTCTTTACACTTAGGACAGATATAAATATCATCTGTACCAAACACAAGAAGCTCATCACCACAGACTAGACATTTACCAGTCGTGACAATGAGCTTACCATTATCTTGTTTAAACTCGTTTAATTTCGGCATAACTAGGAATACGTCTCCTTTCTTCCATTCTAACAAGTTTAACACTAGTACTTTCAAGTACATTAAGAGTAAAAGCTACTAATTTGTAACTTTTCTCACTTTTTCCAAATTTAATTTTCTTCTTAATCATTTACGTTTAGTATTTAGTTATTACTTAATCGGAGTATCTGACGCTCCGCTTCGCTTCGCTTTATTCCCCCTTAAAGGAGTTGTGAATTGTTTAACCTTTTGCTTAATTTCATTTACAACAGCTCTATTCTTATCAATACTATCATTGCTATAAAGATTGTAACTATGTGTTTCATCAATATTTCTATTAATATCAAGAACAAATAGATACATATTAATATAAGAAGTATTATTAAGATTGCAATTAGTATAAAGGTCACTAGAGAGTTTAGTACTATACAATAGACTAAGTTGTATCTTCTGTAACTCTTTAAACAATTTAGTAAATTCTTTCTTATCCATGTCGGTATATTAGTTTTTAGTTAATAATCAATTAAAAAGGAGAGGACGCTTCCTCTCCTACCATTAAGCTATTGACACCTAATTCTATCTCACGACAGTAATTTAATTAGGGGTAAAAATTAAAAGACAAATAAAGTTTTTCTGTCTCACGACAGTAAATGCAACTTGTATGTTAAACACAATACTATGTATTTATAGCTGACATTTTACGAAGAGGATTTCCCTTACTTCAACCATTTGGTTAATGTTTCAACTTAGATTAGTCATCATCAGAGCTATCATAAGAAATAGTACGATTCTCACGAACAGTACTATTAGAATTCCATAAAACCTATATCTACTATCTTCACAAACAACAGATATAAAAACTACAATACGACAAAATTTAATTTTAGTTTAACTAAAACAGACAAACAAAATTGGCAAATTACTTATTGTATATCTTTGTATAATCTACACAATAAAAATCAGGACAATCCTTAAGAAATGATTCACATATTCTACGAGCTTCATCTTTACTATTACCAGAGTAAAGAATTTTAGCATTACCATTAAAAGACTTTCTTAGCTTATCATTCTTATCTAAGAATACAAGATGATTTTCAGAACAATAGAATACAGAATAAATCGGAGCTTTACTAGCTTCATATTTAGCAAGAAGTTTATCATAAGATTCTTTAGCACTATCTCTCATATCACTAATATATTTGATATAAGGAAGTATAATGCTATCCCATTGTTCAACAGCTTTAACCTTATCTTCAATAGAATATTCACCGTCAAGAATATCTTCAAGAAGTTGATTTAACGATTTCACATTAATAGATTCAATATCTTTAAGAAGTTCTTTATTAAGTTCTCCATTAATAAAGCGTTTATGAAATTCTTTCTTAGCTTTATCAATAATATCAGAACCCATACTAGCAGCAATAATTGCTTCAATAATCTCTTTCATTATAGTAAGTTTTAAATTATACAATAAAAAACTCTACTAATATTACTCTAGTCTCACGACCTGAATAATCTTAATAGAGTGAACCGACATTACTTAACCCTTTTTGTCAGATATGAATTAAATTGACTATATATCGGAATTATACTAAACGTAAAATCATTGTAATAACAGCACCAAGAGCAATAATAGTTGCAATAACAAATGCAGAAGAATTATACTTATTCTTAGCTTTAAGCTCTTCACAATCCTTCTTAATCTTGGCTAAATTAACTTCAAGAGATGCAATGGTATCTTTAAGAGCCTTGTTATTAGCTTCTAAAAAGTTATTACTAGTAACAAGTTTAGAACACTTATCAATAAGATTCTTTTGTTCGCTAGAAACTTTCTCATAAGTATATTTGTAATGATTAAGACCAGCATTAGATTTATCCAAATCTTCGCGTAAACGAATAACTTCTGTCTTTAACTCATTGACAGTAGGACGTTTCTTACTAAGAACATCAACTTTCTTATTTTCTTCCATAACTATTATTATTTAATTAATTTTCAATATGAGTTATATCTAAGTCGAGGTCTATATTATCCTCACTTAGAGTATTTCCAGTATTCCAATTATTAGCCATTTCACAGTCGAGATAGTCTATATCGCCTACCAAACCACAAATAGGAAATTCTATGCCTTGTTCTTCGTACATAATCATAATCGTTTAATACGGATGCAAGTATAGAAATAAATAATTGAAATACCAAACAATACAGATAATTTTATTAATTGATATTACTAAATGCTATATATGATTTATAAGTAGAAACAATATCACTAGCAGGAAAACCGCAATTAAGAAGAGCATTAGTAATCTCGGCAGTATAAACATCGCAACAAGTAATACTAAAGTTTTCATCATTAAACTTACGAATAACAGTAGGAGTATTAGCCTCAATAAAATAGATATTCATAGCATCGACATTATATTCAATAATATCATTTTCATACTTGAGTAATACAGTTCTTGGAGAAATAGAATATCTTAATTCATTAAATGCTTTACTAGCAATACTTGTATCTTTAAATGATATTACAAATTTACTATCAATACTATTAATAATATTATAACCGCTTGAATCTAAACCATATTTTTCATTAGGTTTAAGATATTCCTTAACAGCACGAAATGCTCGTCTATAATATCTGAACCAATAAGTTCTTTCAGCTAAATCAGAAGTTTTACTTTCTAACTTTTCTGTAAGTGCATTATTTGTTTCACGACATTTATTTAGTTCATATTCAATATCAGAAACATTAGCAGCATAAGCCTGAAATTTAGCAATATCAACTTGGAGCTTAGTAATATCAGATTTAAGTTGTTCAATCTCTTCATTCTTCTGACTAATAACGCTAGCACGAAGATTTAATTCACTAGACAGTTTACTAATTTGAGTAGACTTATTAGCAACATCGGCTTCTAATTCAGAAATAGTTTTCTCTAATTCAGAGATTCTATTAGATTCAGCAATACTATAATTATTACCAATATCAGAAATCTCACAAATAGAAGCGATAGATTGATAATCTAAATTAATAATACAACCACTAACTTCAATAATAAAAACTCCATTAAGATGAGATACAAAAGTTAGATTCTTTTTATCATTTACAACAGCTTTCATAAATACAAGTATTAATTATTAAGAATTTAATTTTAAAGTAATGAATCTATATCATAATAATATAGTACGATATAGTAAACGAATAAAGCTAATAACTATTATATAAGTTATTATAGTTTGAACTAAAGAACGGACGATAAAAACCTTCTTATAAGAAAGGTAATTAAACATCAAATACAACAAACATATAACTATTCCAATTAAAGATAGAAATACATGGAACTGATAAGTAGTCATATACTAGAAAGATTAGATATTGCAACACAGATAATAAGTATAGCCATAACAACTATAATAGATATTATCATAGACAAAGTATTAGACCTCCTATCAATGAAATAGTTATTCAGTAAGAGAGTAGTAATAACAAATAATAATACAGTTATTATAAAGAAATAAATATCGGTATTCATAATGATATAAGTTAAATGGTAAATAAAAGGTGAAGATGTAACAGCAATCACACTCCTTTATGGGGGAGAAAAGCGAGCTTTGCGAGCGGGACTAGACCAGCTAAGTAACAAACCAAATAGTAATCTAGATACTAATAGTAATACATATCTATACATATCTATACACACTACACTTATTCTATTATTCAATCTATTGGTAATAATACTATCCAATCTATTATATAGCCTTATATTCAATCTATTGGAATTCTCGTTATCAGGTGTTATACATAGTATTAATATACTAGTGAACTATTCTGTAAGAATAGGAACTAGACCTCATACAATACAACCAAGATATAATACTAATAGTATATAATAC